AATTCTTTACAAAATCAAAGTAGAGGGTGAGCTCATCCATAGACGGAGTTCTATCAAATAAATCTCCTCCTACAATATGAAGCTCGACCTCACCTTTTTCTTCTATCTCTTTTATTTGTTGATAGAATAACTCATAGCGAGAACATGCCCAAGATGTGGGCACGTTCTTTTGTCCTAGCTTAATATGCCAGTCTGCTGTGAATAATATCTTCATGCTACGAAGTCATCGCCGGGCGTCCAATCACACCCTGTCAGTCCACCAGCTTTTAGAGCTTGCAGAGTTCTTAATGTTTCGTCAGCATTCCTGCCCGTATCGAGCGCATTGACGGAGACGTGATGAATAGTTCTATCTGCATCAAAGATGTAAGTAGCTCTATAAAACACGCCTTCAGCCTCGTCAACTATCCCTAAGTCATACCCTAGCTCTAGACCGCAATCCGCAGCAAGAGTATGTTGAATGTTACCAATAAGTGTATTATCTTGTTTCCAAGCTAATTTACAAAATTCATTGTCACCACTGATACCTACAACATTGGCCTCTGCTACTAATTTGTCCATAGCTGATATTTCTGTAGGGCAAATAAATGTGAAATCTTTAGGATAAAAGTAAACTACACTCCAGTCATGCTTGAGTGGTTGATAGTTCTCATCTACAGATACAACTACCATATTATTATCCTTGTCTACACCCTGCAAGTTAAAGGCAGGGAACTTTTCTCCTACGCCAATCATGATACCTGAAACTCCTCGTCAATAGACTCATCAGTTTCTGAGTTGGATGAACCAGCTCTAATTCTGTCGAGTAATTCTTTTTGAGCGTCTGGAGTAGGCCTTGGTAATACTTCGTCCATAGACTTAAGATCTGCAACTAATTCCAGTTCTTTTTCATCTAGTGGTCTAGGCTTACACTTCAATGCTTGTAGTTGATACTCAACATTGTAAGCCATTGGGCCAGTCTTCACTCTTTTGAAGTGGACGTCCCAACCAGTCTCAGGATCAGCAGGATCACCTAAGTCTTCTGCTGCAACTAAGATTTGCTCGAGTAATTTTTTCTTGAGATTTAGTACTTTGACTTTTCCGCCGTGTACACATTGGATAGCATATGACCAACCACACTTAAGCTCTGGATAATATTCTCTTACCCAGTCTTTTTCTAAGTTAGTAAATGCTTCTTTTTCTCTATCGAATGAGAGACACTCAAACGGAATGTTTTTGTCGTTCTCTCCTTTAATCCAGTAGACATATCTTGCACAGACATCGCCTACCATTCTGACTACGTTATCGCCTTCTACATAAGTGTAGGATTCGATCTTTCCTTTTTGGGCTTCGCCCTTTAATTTATTAAATGTTAATGCCATTTTAGCTCCTTAAGATTCTTGATTTCTTCGAATTTGAAATGAACCCTATCATTTTCTATCCAAAGTAATCTGTTTTGGTTTATTATGTTCTCATTACCTGTATAGTGCATGAGATCTAGTGTGGTATTTTTCCTGCTTTGGTAATCAAAATAATTGCGCAAGGAAGCAATACCAGCGTATTGCGCAATCTCTTTATCAGAATACCTAGCTCTTTGGACAAGCAAAGCCTCTGGCTGAAGCAAAAAACTATCTCCATGAAAGCTTTTCTGCCAGAAGCGAAATCGTCTGTCCTTCCTATTTACTGGAAGCTTTTTGTATGTTAAGATATCAAGGATAGTCAGTATGTCACCAACTTTGCCGTTGCTCTCTTTTAATATCTTTTTCCAATTATAGAATATCATTATATCAAAAATTTAACCTTGTGTCAAGAAGTATTTTTCCATGCTATATGGTCTTAACTTCATAACCTTGTTTCATGTAATACCCCATTCTCGCATTTGCTTGTCGTGTAGCTGTTTTTCCTTCCAAGTGAATATCAACGACTACAGGTTGTGGCTTGTTTTCGTTCTTTCTTATTACCCTACCAATTAATTGTGTTAGTAGTGGTTCATTATTGATTGGAGTTGCTAATATAATACAACTTAAACAATCAAGTGAAATACCTTCAGAGAAGATACTTTGTGTCCCAAAAAGAATGTCAACACTATCTCCAAAAATTTGTTTAATTATTGGAGGTCTCTCTGCGTGAGGGATATCGCCAGTAACACAGATAGAGTTTTCTCCTACGAGTCTACTGACTTGTTTTAAGAAGTCCACTCTATCTGATACCACGAGTACTTTGTGCCCTTTAGCAGCATACCCTGCCGCTAAAACACCTATCATATTTTGGTACTCCCAATCATACGCAATAGTGTTAATTCTAGAAGCCCATGGAATTTTATGTCCATCTGGGAATCTAATCCCTGACTTTAGAATATTTACTACTGGTACGAGATAGTTTTCTTTTGGTGGTTTAAATACTGTATTACTAAAGTAATCTCGAAAGATAACATGGCGTCCATCTTTTCTTTCCATTGTACCTGTTAAACCTATTTTATATCTTGCTTTACTAGCATCTATTAGTCGAGTAAAAGTGGGACTACTAACATGATGCATTTCGTCGAGAATGATAGTTCCAAAAACATCTTTTATCTCGTCTACTCTACGATATAGTGTTTGAACATTCCCAATAACAATGGGCTCATCAGTTTCAAACCTTCCAGAGCCTATGACTCCGGGCGTAATTCCAAATACTTTTTCTACTTCTTTTTCCCACTGCGCTCTTAACGCTAAAGTATGTGTAACTACTAATGTTTTCTGTCTTAGCTTATTTGCGATAGCTAACGCAGTAAATGTCTTGCCCCAGCTGACCCAAGCGTTAATTATACACGAGTCAGTAACTTCGTCGTAAACCGCGGACTGGGTAGCACGTAACTCGAAACCAAATGGCAACTCGTCAATCGGTGCGCATACGCGTTTGTCTACAATTTCGTAATCCTCTGGGATAAGATCCGTTCTTCCGATTGGTAATGTGACTAACCCACTTCGAACTACTCCCATATTCTTTATAATGAAAGGCGGGTCGAGCGGATTCCTTGCAGGTATTGCATACGTAAGTTCTTCATCGATTTTTGATTGTAGTCGATTATCGACTTCCATGAAGATTCGATTGCTTAATACTGCCTTCACTTATACTCCTCCAATATTGCCATGGGTTAATGTTAATGCTAGTCCTTTTTCCACGGAAAGCATTTACGCTATGTAATACCCCAGGGTCAAATAATACAAGACGATTTGAAATAGGTTGAATTCTATCATGCCTGTTTCCTGTTTTGTTCTGCAACATTAACTCGCCTCCTATTAACTCATGATCCATGGAAGGATAATACACACAAGAACATATAGGGAACGCAAGAATTCCTTGTGTTCCAAAAAGATTCTCATGCTTGTCGTAATGCCACTCTAATGGTCTAGAATTTGTATGATTCCATGCTTCGTACCAACCTAGCTCTTCCATATCATAATATTCAGCAGCTTTGTTAAGTACTTTTTTCACGAATTCATTTTTAATTTCAAACTCCCATGTTTTATAGTTCCATTCGCATAATTTTGTTTCTTTTAAATGCAAGTCTAGATGCTTATAGTCATCTATAAATAAAAAATCATCTATAATGTGCATCATACCTTTCTCCATGTTCGTTTTTGTTTTGTGGTTGAATAAGACCATAGTACACTTGGCTTGTTATTTACCATTAGTACTTGTGCATACTTCATTTCTGTTGCGGGTGGTCTTTTTACGGTAAAAGGAAAGGGAACCTTACTAAGCCAAATAAGACTAGCGGTTCCCTTTCGGTCTACTTTCGTAATTTCTATAGAATCTAATGGTATTGTTTTAGTTTTTTCATATTGAAAGTATCTACCTCTAGAATCTATGTAATTATTCCCTCTGTGTTGTACCATACTTCGAAAATCGTCTAGCATATACTTCAAAGGGTATAAATTTTTATGTGGAGTTTTTAATCTTCGTATACCGAGAGTTTCTCCCTGTACATTCTTATCATCTACAATTTGTGTATCACAAAATAAAAGTCCATCACGTTCTTCTACTTCGTCATTGTGTAATACATACACTGGAAACTGTATTAGATGTAAGGTTTGAAAATTCATTACTCATATGCTTTTGCGAACTTACCAAAGGAGTAATCTTCTCCAATGTCAAAGTCGCAACCGATTGCACAACCTGGAATAGAAAGTCCTCTATCCTTTTGTACGTTTCTCTGCAAAATCTCACAATACTCATCTACAAGATTTTCTGGAACCTCTGCTAAAATTGAGTCATGTACAAGTGCAAACATTTTTACTGGGAGTTTCTTAGACTTCACTTCACGGTGTGCGTCTATAGCTCCTAACAAGTTAACATCAGAAGCTACAGATTGCACGAGAGCGTTGATGCCAGATCGAACTTCATGAGCAGCAATTGCTTTATCCGTTGATTTTACATTTGGCAATCGTCTTTTTCTCCCAAAGAAAGAATAGAGATACGCTTGCTTCTCGATAAGAGTCTTAGAGTCATCTAACCACTTCTTCAGTCTATGAAACTGTTTGAAGTAGTCTTCGATAACCTCTTTAGCCTCAGAAGTGCTAAAGTATTTACCACTATCTTTAGAAACTTGCTCACTAATCTTTTTCGGACCTGCGCCGTACATTATTCCAAAGGTAACAGCTTTTGCCATTTGCCTTTCAGTAGAATAAAATTCAGCGACTTGGTCTACTTCACATGGTAGATTGAAAACTAACTTAGCAATATTACTATGGAAATTACCCCCGTCTTGAAAAACTTTCATAAGAGCTTTGTCGTCAGCCAACACAGCGGCACAATATACCTCTGCTGTTGTCAAGTCCATAGCAACTATTTTATTGCCAGGTTTTGCTTTGATACACCCTTTGACAATAGGATTGTCACGAGGTATCTGTTGCATATTCATTTTACCACTAGATGATAAACGTCCCGAAGTCGTACCATGAAGGTTGAACCCCGTTCTAAGTCTCTCATCTCTGTCTAGTGCTGGTATAATCTTGTCTAAGTAGGTAGACTTAATTTTTACCTTTTGTCTTATATCAAGAATAAGAGCAGGAACTTCGTGTTCTTTTGCTAAAGTTGTTAAG